CAGCACTAGTTGGAACATATACAAAAGTATTTGTAAATCTATCAAATGTATACTTGTATCCACTATCAAATACTGCATAAGAACTATGAGTTATGCCTGCATAATATTGTAGGATTTTTTCTGTAACATCAGTAGATCCATTAGCGTTACCAACTACATCTCCTCTATATGGAGAAATACATGCCATACAATCCTTTCTCTCATTAGCAATCGCAATTAGTTTATTTGCTTTTGCCTGAGTTTCGGCTCTTGTAGTTGCCATTGAAGGACCCATTAATAAGAAATCAATAGGTAATTCTTCATCACTAAACAATGAATATCCAGAAACAATCTCTGCTAAAGTTGCATTATATCCAGGAACAGTTGTACTTCCAGAATATGAATAAGCACTTCCTAAGGTATAATTCTTAGATCCTGCAGCATGGAAAGCAGTAACATTAGATGATAATTGTCCAGAAGCACCTGCACCAGAACCTAAGGGAGTAAGTCCACTAGAGAATCCTGTAGCAGCACCTGTTTCGGCAGCAGCAGCAAAAATCCATGCTGAAGAATCTCTAAGGACATCCTTATAGTAAATTCCTTCTTTGGAGGATCTGGTAGCATCAGATGCTTTAGATAATCCAACCCACTTCTCAACGATTGTTCCAGCATTACCAGTAGCACTTCCACTATCGTCAATCACTGCAATATGAATTTCATCATTTCTAGCACCTCTCTCTGAACCATAAGCAGTAGTTCTTGGTTTTGGTGCAATAGATCTCCAGTAGATACTAGTGTTATCTAGAGTAATAACTTGCTCATCGTACCAGTTTCTGACTGCAGTTGGAGTTAGTGAACTAGTTTCTGCGGTTGAACCAACAATGAAGAATTCATTATCAATTTGAGCTACATCACCTACAGTATAATCTGCAGCATTTCCAAGAATACTTGCAGAAAGAGCACCCTGTGTTAATCCAGCAGTGTCTAATGTTCCAGTAGTAGTACCTTGACCAACAATTCTTACAGTTGATCCATCTAAATGAGTAGCCGTTGTTGTTCCTACCTGACCTCTGTTGGCAGCAGCTGCTGTTGCATCAGTACCAATGCCAATATAATTTCCATTCACACTATTAACTGCAATGATTTCATCATTAACAATTAAGAGGGTATTTGTGGTAATTCCAGTTGAAGAAGAGACATAAAAAGCAGTATCTCCAGTTCCAACAGATGCTCCACCGGCATTGTCAACTGTAGTCGTTCCTACGGAATCATATAGAAGGATTTCTGATAATCCACCGTGAGTGGAATCGGATGTTCCAAACTCATTTCTAGAACTAAATGTGAGAGTTGTTGTTGCAGCACCGGTTGCTCCACCAACAGTCATTGCAGTAGATGCCTTGAATTCATAAGGACCTGCTTCAGTGTACTCTAATCTTGTTTCTGTTCCTGCAGAGGATACATGAGATACAAACTTAACAGATACTTCTCCGACACCAACCTCAGTGACTAGACCTTTATAATAACCATCTAAAGTTCCTACTGTTCCATCAGGAAGAGCAACACTTGCACTAGCAGTTTGAGTTACACCGGCTCCAACAGTGATCCCAGCAGTGCTGATTCCAGTAACGATTTGGTCAGCAAATGCATCAATTGTACAAACCTTCAATCCATTTCCATGAGTTCCAGGAGTTCTAGATGCATAATACCATGCAGTATCTCCAACGTGATTATCTAGATAATCATCAAAATTCTTAATCAATAGATTAGTTACTGCAGCACCTACGGGAGCATTGGCATTACTTAGGGTTCCACCAGATGCTCTAACAACTTGTAGGTTTCCACCATAACTTAGATATTGAGATGCAGATAAAAAGTACTCATACTGATTATCTGTCTTTGATGGATTACCAAAAACTTGTAATAATTCTGCTTCGGATGCAATTGGAGTTGCAACATCTACTGGTCCTTTCTCAAAAGGACCCGCAATTGCACCTGTAATGTCAACTACACCTTGAATTGCTCCTTGGGTTAAGTCAATTTCTTTAATAGAAACCCCAGGAGATCCTAAATTTAGAGCCATGTCTTCCTCTTTTTTATAAAAGATTTTGTCTAAAAATATTTATCAAAAGATCATTTTCAGGAAGACATTTAAAATAATTCCCAAGTAGATGCTACATCTCCATATTCATCAGTGTACCATCTATCTCCTACTTTATCGACAAAACTAATATCATCTAAACCATCATTTAAAAATCCAAATGGTGCCATATCTTGCTCAATTTGATTTTTTTGCTCCTCATATATTCTCTTACGAACATCGTTGTTGGTCATCTCTTTAAAATAATCCTGAGCAACCAACCAAGAAAATATAACCAAACACATTGCTAGATCATCATTACAACCTTCTTCTGCTTGAAAAGATTTGCCTTTTTGTATAAAAGTAGTTAGTTCTGAAATAATGTCATAATCTTTGGTAATTAATTTGTCATCTTCAATTAAAGTTTTTAAATTGGAGCATCCTAATTTTTTTACTGTAGATGTCATACGGACCCCAAGTTGCGATTTCTTACCACTAAATCCAGATCCAACTATTTGTCCAGCACGACCTCTCATTGCACACATTAATATATTCTCATATTCCAAATCAAAATATAAAATATTTGCTACTTGATCTCCAATATCATTAATTTCTATCAATACATATGCATCATTATATGCCTTTGACATCTCATGTATTATAGATGGAAAAAGCATTGGTTTTATTTCATTGTTCTTATACTTACCAATAATTTTATATGGAAAATCTGTTATATCCGTTATAATAAATGCCGAATAGTCATGATCAACTCCTCTAGCAACATCAACTGTTATTAAATAATTTCTATCTTTTACAGGATTTTCGTAGATATCCAATCCTTTATTTCTTTTTATTGGATCATCGTAAACTAAATTCCTAAGTTTACTAGGATTAATTAAAGTATCAACAGAACCTAAAAACTCACATTCAAACTCAACCCTAAACTGTGCTTCGGAGGTGTTTGCAATTGTTTGTTTTTTCCATGCTTCATTTCTACCAGGAACTTCTTTCCAGTGAACTGCAGTTGGAACATACTCATTCTTCTTCCTTTCTGCATCATGCCACATACGGTAGAAATGATTCATACCATGTGGGGTAGATACTATGATGACTTTCGTGCTTTTACCAGACGAAATAGTAGGATAGACAGAGGCAAAGAATTGATCAGCAATATGGTTAGGAATAAAGGCAAATTCGTCAAGGAAGATAATATTAAAGGACATACCCCGTACTGCAGAAGCTGACGTAGAAGCCGCAAGTATTTTCGATCCATTTTCTAACTCCAGTGAACCTTTATTCCACGATAGGATACCTTGTTGCATCCATTTTGGCAAGTTTTCATAAGCAGTTTGCAATCTGCCAAGTAGTTCCCTTGCAGTTGCTGCTTTGTTTGCAAGAATACCAATATTTACATTATCATTGAATACTGCATAATGTAGTAGATATGAAACCACCGTAGTTGACTTACCAGTCTGTCGTGGCATCAAACAAATATTAAAACGATTTTTATGGAATCGTTTGACCAACTTTTCCTGAAACTTGTACATATTAAAAGGTACAAGTCCCTCATCAACAGAGACAATTTTTATATACTTTTTTGCAAAATATACAGGGTCTTGCTTACACTTAATAAATTCGGCAACTTGCTCTTGAGTAAACTCAATTTTTGTATTTGCCTTTTTTAGTAACGGATTGCCAAGATATACATCATCAGTCATTATAAAAAAATTATCCTTGATAAACTACCGACGTTGCATACACATCTGCTGAAGAACAATAAACTAAATCCGTCCTATTTTTTTGAACAATAATGGGATTGTGTGGAGCAAGGTGTAAACTACCTGTAGTTACTCCTGCACCAGTTCTTACTTCAACAACATGTGCTTGACCACCACTATGATCATGCTGCAATAGAACATATTGTGCTCCAATTCCACCTATATTAGGAACAGATGTTCCAGAACCAGTATTTACTTGTACTGCTTCTCCCAAAAGTTTTATTACGTTCATATCAACAATTCCAAGCTCTTAATGATTTATTTATTCTGCTATCTGGATCTCTGGCAGTCTTTGCAGAAGTAAGTTTTTTCTTCATGCCTTTCATTCTTGCACAGAATGATGCTCTTCTCTTATTACCAACTTTCTTAGAAGGTGCTTTTAGATCAGAACCAGGGTTCTCTCTTTCATAGGACTTACGTCCTTTTTCATTGAGACCACCAGACTCAGACTTTCCTGCTTTCTTAGTCCAAGCAGCACCTTCAGATAGTTCTCTGAATTTTTTGAATGATCTACCTCCTTCATAACTTGCTTTTACACAACGATTATAAGTTTTTCCAAATAACTTCTGAGTTCCTGCTTTCTTATATCCTTTCCAACATTTCGTTCCTGCTTCATCGATTACAGGTTTTGATGGTTGAAGTGGTTCTGGTTCAATGATATTTGTAGTTTCAATTTCTAAAGGTTTATAGTTATCTCTCCAGTTTGTAAAATTGACACCCTCTGACTTATTCCCCCAATTCTTTGCACCAACTTTACGACACTTGACTAGTGCTCCAGACGCATATGCAGAAGGCCAAACAGAATAACGTGACTTTACCTTATGATAACAGGCATCTTTTTTGCCACTACCTTTTCCCTTTTTATCCTTTGCCTCATTAACTTCCATTTCTTCTTTCATTTTTTTCTTAGAGTCTGTAGAAACATAAGTTGGTTTAGCAGCACCAGTTTTTTGTTGTTGTCCAGGATCTGCTGCTTTTTTTCTCCTTTGTGCAGATAATCTTTCTGCTTTAGACATGCTTGCTCTTTTTGCTGAAGAAACACATTTAGGTGTTCCTTCTCCAGGTTTATCACTGGCACAAGTTCCTCCAGTGACGACATTAACCCATCCAGGTTTGCCATCTTTGGATTTAGAACTTTTAAACCACTTATGTAAAGTACCTTCTTGCATTAGAACTAAGAATCCTCCTTATTATTTAGAATTCCATCTTTTATAAGTTTTTGCAGTTCTGCAGTAGATCCTACAAATAGAGCATTATTATTAGTAATATTTTGCTTAGAAGATATATTTTCATCCATATCACGCATCTTCTTTTGCATATCAATCAATTTATCTGTTATATCAGCAACAATTTTAAGTAATTGTCCGACAACCTCAAATGATCTAGGACTTCCACCATCCTGTGCAATTTCCATTATAACATTGATTGACTCTTGACCTTTAGATATCAAAGAATAAAGTTGTCCTCTTGCATATTCGTAATCTTTATCCAAATCTTCCACTGTAAATTTTTCAATGGAAGATTTAGTTTTTTGAAATTTTTGAACAGTTGTTTCAACAATAGAACTATCTACATCTAAAGCATCATTTATTTCAGAAAATTTTTCCATGTATTATGCGTCCTCACCAGTTACTGGATTATATGTCTTGAAGTCGGTAAAGAATGAAGTCGTCTCATTAAATCCAAAATCATCACCTAATGGGATCAGAGCATCATCAAGTATGGTTATTGCATTGACTGCATCTCCAGTATAATGCTTCTGTGCTCCTGTTCCTTCTACACCTCTCTTAACCTTAATAGTATTTCCATCAACGGAAACAATTTCCATTGTTTCACTTCCAACTTCAATATAATCCTTAACAGAGAAAGTGGAAGCATCATTTATTGAAATGATAGTTTCCTTTAGATCAATGTCTTCAGTGATTTGTGTTATTGCATCATTATCATAATCCTTCACTGCCTTAGGTGTCACACTATATCTGATTTGTCTGGGAGCATTTCTTTGTAGTCCCATATGATAATCAACATCAACCTTTTTAATCAGTCCTGATGTTTCACTTGCAATAGCACCAAAAACGTAAGTTTTTGCTGTAAATAAAAGATTGTAGATTATGGTAGAATTGTCAGTGAAATTTCCTTCATAGTCTGTTGTCATTTGGATATTATCCAAAATAATTGGAATATCTTTTTTCTCACCTATAGAATCTACCATATTTACAGTTACGTTAAATGATGGTTGGAAATATGGTAAGATTTGTTCCACAATCTGAAGCATATCATCATTTTGCTTTGTAGCAATAGACAAAACAAAATTCAAATTATAAGGAACGGGCATATAAACCTTTTTAGCACTGTCTTGTGTTCCAGCACAAAAAGCTTTTGTTACCGTAGTTTTTCTGGAAGGATCATATGAAATTCCAGTCATTTCAAATGCCATTCTAGGCAATGTTATCTGAACTCTGTTTTTATATGTTGCTTGCTGCTCAACTAATGCAAGAAATTTTTCCATTGGACCATATGCCAATGGAACCTTCATTTGTTGAGCATAAGTACCATCAGCATTTTTTGTTCGGAGTTCAATATTATTGAATAATGTTCCAAATGCAATAACAGTTTTACGAATAATTTCGTGATAAAAATATTGTCCTAACATAATTACTTATTATAAACACCTCTTGGATAAACCATACCAATTCTGGGTCTGGTCCTTGCCCAACCTCTCATAGTAGCACTTCCAAGTTGTTCAATAATACCTAAAAATGAAATGGTATTATTACCTGAAGTTACAGTTGGGTTTCCTGCAGTTACTGCAGAAATTGCACTTCCAACTTCATGTTGATTAGTAGTATCAGCAATATCTGCACTACTAGTAGTTGTTATTGAAAGATCTGCGAATGCATAATTTGCCATCAGGTTGTCCTCGCACAGAATAGAACACCTGAAGTCATATCACGATCACTATCATGATAGTATGATCCAGTAATTACTGTCCATACTTCACTACCACTGATTGTGATTGTATCTCCTTGGTTAATATTTTGATAATTACTATCAATTTGAAACTGAATTAGTGCAAAATCATCTGGAATATAATAAGGAACTGGTGCCATTCTTGTTGACAGTGGAATTCCTTTTAATACTGAATTGAAAAACGTTGCTGATGGCATTGTTTTGACACTATTAGAATCATTAGGAACATGCTGTTTCAGACTGGAAG